ACCCGGAAGACGAATCTTACACGGTCACCGCGCCGGCCCGGTTCGCCAAGCTTTTAGGCGTTGAAGCCCCGCGACCGGCCGCCCCGGACCTGCCGCTTTCAGACTTCCTCTTTGACGACCAATCGGAAATCGTCAAGCTCGCTTTGGCCGCAAAGCGGTTCGCCTGCTGGAGCGGTTGCGGGTTGGGGAAAACTTTGATCTTCCTGGAGTGGTCGCGGCACGTGATCCACCGGACCGGCGGCCGGGTCCTCATCGTCAGCCTGAATGAGGTCGTCCCGCAGACGGTGGAAGAGTGCCGGCGGTTCTACGGGGATTCGCTGCCCATCCGGCGGATCACTTCGCGGGAGGAAATGCGTCGCTGGTGTAAAGAAGGAGGCAAGGGCGCTACCGGAGAAGACGACGGGGTAAGACTGGCGATCACGAACTATGAGAAGTGGAACCCCGAGAGCCTGGACCGGCAGATCGTTTCGGAAGCGAAACACCTGTGCGGCGTCGTGCTGGACGAGTCGAGCCGGCTCCGCGGGTCCGGGGGCAAACAGAAGTGGGCACTCATCAAAAGCTGTAAGGGGATCGAATACAAGCTCGCCTGCACCGCCACGCCGGCACCGAACGACACGATTGAGTTTTGCTCCCAGGCTTCCTTTCTGGAGAAGATGCGGAACGAAGGGGAGATCATCTGGACCTACTTCGCCCGCGACCCCAAGTCGCACCGCTGGGCGGTCAAGCCGCACGCGCGGGAGGCGTTCTTCCGGTTCATGTCGTCCTGGAGCATTTACGTCCGCGACCCCCGCAAGTACGGCTGGCGGCTGGACCACCCCGACATCCCCCCGCCGGTGATCATCCCCCACGAGATCGACCCGACGCCGGAGCAGCTCGCGGCCCTGGCCGAAACCCTGGCCGCCGACGACGGGCAGGGCCTTTTGCCCGGCATGGGCCGGGAAACGAACGCCGTCGAGCGTTCCAGGCTGAGTCAGATCGCCAAGGGGTTCCGCTACCGCCGGCCGGCGAAGGAACCCGGCCGGAACGGGAAGGCCGGCGCGGGCGGCCGGATCCTCGGCGGCAGAACCGGCGGCAAAGCCGGGGACAAGGAAGCCGGCGCCCGGGTGTTCGACCGCATCCCTTCCCGCAAGCCGGCCCTGGTGGCGGCCCTCACGAAGGCGGAAGCCGACGCCGGCTTGCAGGTACTTGTCTGGACCGTCTTTGACGCCGAATCAACCATCCTGGCCGAAAGCCTGCGGGCGGCCGGCTTCACGTCGTTCGACCTCCTGACCGGCAAGACGGCCGAGGGCGAACGGCTCCGCATCCTGGAACGCTTCCGGCGGGGCGAAAGTCGGGTCCTCGTCAGCCGGGCCACCATGCTCGGGTACGGGATGAATTTCCAGTTTTGCGGCTCGATGGTCTTCTCAGGGTTCAACGACAGTTACGAGCAGTGGTTCCAGGCGGTCCGCCGGGCTTACCGCTACGGGCAAACGAAACGGGTGAGGGTTCATGTCCCGGTGGTCAAGGAACTCGAAGAGGACATGTACGCGAACTTGCTGCGGAAGCAGGCCCTCCACGAGAGTTCGATTGACGAGATGGAGCAGAATTACGTGGAGGCCCTGAAACCGTTGCGGGTTTAGGCCGATCGAAGGTTAAGGGGGAACGGCGGCCGTTGGACCGCTATCCCGACCCTAAGAAGGAAGGAGCTTTAACCGTGGAACCGCGTTGCGAGATTTTCAACGAAGACTGCATTGCAGGCATGGAAAGGAGGCTCGCGGACGGGTCGGTTCACTTAACAGTGACCAGCATCCCGTTCGAGTGACGAGCTTTTCACCTACTCCGGCAAGGTCGAAGACGTGGGCAACAACGGCTCGACCGTGGACGTGCGGGCCGGCCGGTTCGCGTTGAACATGCGGTTCGTGGCGGCTCAGCTCTTCCGGGTGACGGCCCCCGGCTGCGTGGCGTGCATCCACGTGCAACAGCTGCTCGCGTATAAGGTCCAGCACGGCTTCATGGGCCGGCGGGATTTCCGCGGGGCGATGATCGACGTGTTCGGCGCCGCCGGCTTCAACTTCGTGGGCGAGTTCGCTGTTTGTAAAAATCCGCAAGCGCTTCGGAACGGTACGGGCGTCTTGTCCCCAACAGGTTACGTGCCGATCGAAACGTTGTCCGTTGGCGATAAGGTGATCGGGTCGGACGGGAAACCTACGGAAGTGACCGGTGTATTTCCGCAAGGGGCTCGACAGCTTTACCGCGTGCGTTTTTCGGACGGTGCTTCCATCGACTGCGACGGCGAACACCTTTGGGCGGTCGAGACGGCAGGAAAGGGGGATACTGGAAAACTTTCCGTCCGTCGCACCGAAGACTTGTGCCGAAACGGTCTTTATACCCCCAAAGGTTTCCCCCGTTATTATGTTCCGATCATGTCAGGGCCGGCTCAAACGACTTCTGAAGAATTGCCGATCCACCCTTACGCGCTAGGGACTCTTCTCGGGGACGGTAGTATTGCGGCCCGCAGTCGGGCGTGTTTGACGTGTGAGCGGGAAATCGTCACGTCGTCGGCTTTGCCGCCGGGGCACCGCTGGAAGGAAATACCCGGCACTGAAAGGGGCGGCGGAGTTGCGACCTACGCCGCCCTCGGGCCGAGGCGGAAGAAAAACGAGCTGCTGGAAAGCTTGCGGGCCTTGAACCTGCACGGCTTGCGTTCCTGGGAAAAGTACGTCCCCGCGGAATATCTGCTGGCGAAGCCGGCCGACCGGCTGGAAGTGGTTCGCGGTTTGATGGACACGGACGGCACGGTCCGGCGCGTCAGCGGCACGGTGGCTCGTTTCGTCAGTACGTCGAAACGGCTGGCCGAAGACCTGATTTATCTGGTGGAATCGCTCGGCGGTGTCGCCCGGCTATGGTCGGAAGTCGGCGGGACGTATGTGTACCGCGGGGAAAGGCGGACCGGCCGCCGGAAGTGGCGGGTAAGCGTAAGGATGCCTCACGGCGTAAACCCTTTCCGTTACAGCCGGAAAGCGGGCAAATGGCTACCGACCAGGAAAAAGCCCCGCCGTGCCGTAACCTCTATCGAGCCTGTAGATACCGCCCTTTGCACCTGCATTTCGGTTGAGGCGCCGGACAACCTTTACGTAACTGAACGGTTCGTCGTGACCCACAACAGCATCGCCAACCGGCAAAACCTGCACTGCCTCCAGTTCAAGACCGGCTACGCCCGCAGCGGGACGATGATGGCGCCGGCCCCCAACGATTACGTCTTGATCTTCGGCAAACCCGGCGAGGTGGAACACCCGGTCCGGTTCCTCAAGCACGCCAAGAAGAACCCGAACGGCTGGTGTACCACGGACGAATGGGTGCGAGACGCCCACGGGATTTGGACCGACATTTTGGAGATCGATATCCTCGACGGGGCTAGGCTGCGGTCGAATAAGGAGAGCGAACAGGAACGTCACGTTTGCTGCTTGCAGATCGAGGTAATCCGTCGTCTCGTGCGGATCTACTCGAACCCCACAAGCGTTCAACCGGACGTGCTGGTGATGGACCCGTTCATGGGCATCGGCTCGACGGCCTGGGTCTGTCTGGGTGCCCCGTCCCCGGTGACGAAGCTTTCCACGGTTGAGGGGGTGCGGAACGTGGTCGGCTTCGAGCTGAAGGAGAGCTACCACCGCGTCGCCTTGGCGAACGAGGCCAAGGCCCGGCGTGCGGCGAAGCGGCGGAAAGAGGATAAGGGCCTTCTGGATCTGGCGGTGGCGAAATGAACGGCATCAAGCAACCGCTGTGGGACCCCACCGAAAACCAGTTGGCCCAGACAAGCCACTTTGCCATCGCGTCAACGGTCGTACTGGCCGCCTGCCGGCTGGGGCTGCCACCGTGGGCCGGCTTCCTGCTGACGCTCGCCTGGGCGGTGCCGAAGGAGTTCGGCTTTGACCTCGTGGTCGAACAGGATTCGTTCGTTGACAGCCTGGAGGATTTCGTTTGGTACGCCTTGGGGGCGGTCGTGGCGGTGGCGTTCTGCCGGCTGACGGGGGCCTAGAAAGTTTCCCCCGACTTGAATGCCGGGGGCGGATTGAAACACAATGAAGGCATGAAACGCGACGGCCTGACCGACAAGCAGCGGAAGTTTGTCGAGGAGTACTTGAAAACCTGGAACGCCTCCCAGGCGGCTTTGACGGCGGGGTACACGGGGAACAATGCCCGGTGGCAGGCTTCGGCGCTCCTGAAAAAGCCCCACATCCTCCAAGCAATCCACGCCAAGCAAAAAGCCGACGCCGACGCGAACGACGTGAGCCGGGGGCGGGTGGTCAGGGAGCTGAGCTCGGTCGGCTTCGCCAAGGTTTCCAAGGTCACCGAAAAGGGGAAGATCGCCGCCCTCAAGGAACTGGCCCGGATTCTCGGCTACGTGGTTAAGGAGCACAAGCACACCCACGACCACGGCGAGGCTTCGCCGATCATTTTCGTGCTCGAAGAAGTCATGCGGGAAGCGAAACGGCTGGAACAAAGAGGCTTGGCCCGAAACGGGAGCGCCGGTGGTACTGGAGTGCAAGGACCGGAAGCAGGCGAAGGGCCTAACGGCTGAAGCACTCCGCTGCCGGCACGACCCCGTACACTTTCTGAACACCTACGGACACGTCTACGACGCGACCTCCGGGGAATGGGTGCCGTTCAAGCTCTGGAAAGCTCAGGAAACGACCCTCCGTGCCCTGGCCGATCACCGACTCGTTGCCGTCCTCAAAGCCCGGCAGCTCGGCCTTACCTGGCTCGTGCTGGGCTTCGCCCTCTGGCAACTCCTCTTCCACCCCGCCGCAACAGTCCTTCTCTTCTCCCGCCGTGACGACGAAGCGACCGACCTCCTGGCCAACCGCCTGCGGGGTATGTACGACCGATTGCCGTCGTTCCTCAAGGCCGAGCGGTTCGTAACGACCAACGACCACGAATGGGAGCTTTCCAGCGGCAGCAGGGCCCTGGCCTTCCCGACCACGGCCGGTGACAGCTATTCGGCAAGCCTGGCGGTGGTCGATGAGGCCGATCTGGTGCCCGACCTGGATCGCTTGATGCGGGCGGTCAAGCCCACCATCGACGGCGGGGGCCGGATGGTCCTCCTGTCCCGCTCCGACAAATCCCGGCCCAATTCGCCCTTCAAACGGATCTACCGAGGAGGCTTGACGGGCGATAGCCCGTGGTTCTCCGTGTTCCTTCCCTGGGGCTGCCGCCCTGACCGGACCCGGGAATGGTACGAAGAGCAGAAAGCCGACATCCTGTCGCGGACCGGCTCCCTGGACGATTTGCACGAGCAATACCCGGCCACGGACGCCGAAGCCCTGGCCCCCCGGACGCTGGACAAGCGAATCGCCCCGGATTGGCTGCGGCAGTGCTACGTGCCCCTGCCACCCTTGCCGGCGGACAAGCTGCCGGCCGGTGCCCCGAGCATTCCAGGTTTGGAAGTGTACGCCCCGCCCGTGGCCGGCCGAAGCTACGTGATGGGAGCCGACCCGGCGGAGGGCAACCCGACCTCGCACGACTCCGCTTTCCACGTGCTGGAACGGCGGACGGGTGAGCAGGTGGCGAAGATGGCCCGGCGCCTCCAGCCGTCCGTGATGGCCGCCCACCTTGACGCCGTGGGACGGTGGTACAACTTTGCCCCGGTCATGGTCGAGCGGAACAACCACGGGCACGCCGTCTTGCTCTGGCTCCGCGACAACAGCCGGCTCTTGCGGCTGCCGGGCTTAGACGGCGGCGAAGGGTGGCAGCAGACGGCTAAGAGCAAGGCGTTGATGTACGACTTGACCGCCGACACGTTCCGCAACCGGGAGACGGTCCTGCACTCGCTGGAGACGTTCGCCCAGCTCGCCGCCGTCGAGGGTGCGAGCCTGCGGGCGCCCGAGGGGGAAGCGGATGACGAGGCGGTGGCGTACGCCCTGGCGTGCGTGGCCGCCTCGGGGCGGTCTGGCGGCCGGCCGGTGGCACAGGGGTTGCCGGTTGCCGTGACGGGGTTTCAACCGAGGTAAGACCCCGTTAACCTTCCGGAGAGCTTTCCATGTCAAACCCGACCCACCCGACCGGCTCCGTTGACCCCCAGATCGAACAGGCCAAGGCGTACCTCGACCGGCTCGTGGCCGGCGGTGAGGCCGGCCGGTTGCTCGTTTCGGTCTGGCACATCGACGCTACCGGCGTACTCCGCATGTGGGCCGCCTCCCGGGAATTCCCGGACCAGGCTTTCGCACCGGCGCTCAAGGCCCTGGCGGACAAGATCGTAGCCAGTCAGCGGAACAAGCTGAAAGTGGCCGGCGGCATCCTGCTGCCGCCGGGGGTTCACCTGTGACACCGTATTGACACGGAGGGCAAAGCAAGGCCGATCGCGTGTATGAAGTCATTCCCGCCGTCGTCTGCCCGGCCTGTGGCGCCGCTTTTCCCGCGAGCCGGCGGCGGGTTGAAGACGTGGACGGCAACCGCTACTGTTCGGTAATGCGCCTGTTGCTGGCGGACGAGCGGAGGCGGTCCGCGGAAACAACGGTTCCCGAGGTTTCGGCGAATTGAAAGGGGGTGTTTGGGTTTCCCCCGGCTTTCGGGCCGGGGGCGGATTGAAACAACAAGCAGAAAGCGGCCAAGAAAGCCGAAGGTCTATCGGAAACCCGATAGACCTTCGGTGCTTTTATTTGCCCTCTTCCAAGCTCTCCAGGCGGCCGAACTTGTACCTAAACCTTTATAGAGAGTAATAGTAGTAAAACCGTCTCTCGGGGCTGCCAAACCGGCAGCCTGGAAGGCTTCCCTTCAAAACCGGCGGGGTAATCCCCCCTACTGGGGGGATGAACGCTCCCGACAGCTCCGCCGTATTCGACGCCTCCGGGACCTACTCCCAGCTGCCGCCGGTCCTGGAAACGGACCACGGCCGCCTGACGCCTCCCCGCCGGGTGAACCTCACCGCCGAATACGTCTCGGGCGGCCAAAACGTCTTCATCAACTCGTTTTTCCGGGCGTTGCCGACGTACATCGACGACGTGACCCGGGATTTCGGCGACGACCTTTACGACCGGATCTTGATGGACTCGCAAGCCCGGTCCTGCTTCGATGTGCGGCTGCGGTCGGTTCTGGCGGAAGGTCTGAACCTTTACCCCGCCGTTGACGATCAGGGGAGCCCCGATTACGACCTGGCGGCCGAGGTCAAGGAATTTTGCGAGCGGATGCTCGACCGCGTTTGCCTGGAAGGCGAGTCGGGCCTTCCAGGCTCGTTTGAGGATTGTCTTTGGTTGCTTGGCCACGGCATGTGCTACGGGAACAAGGTGGCCGAGAAAACTTTCGAGCTGGTGGACGGCGGACCCGACGCCGGCCGGCTGTCACTGGCCAAGGTGAAGGTCAAGCCGCGGAAGGCGACCGCGTTCGTTACGGACGCCTTTTTGAACGTGGTCGGGCTGATGGGCCTGCGGCCCGGTCAAGCTTCCCTATTCATCGCCTCTGGACTGTTTAGCGATCTCCGTGAGGCGCCGAACCTCCTGCCCCGGGAAAAGTTCGCGGTTTTCTCGTGGCAACCGAAAGACGGCGACCCCCGTGGTACGTCGATCCTGCGGGCCTGCTACACGCCGTGGACTTACAAGATGCAAGCCTACGGCCAGTACCTCAAGTACCTGGCCCAGTGTGCGGCCCCGTCCTTGATCGGCGAAACCGGCCCCAACGCCCAGGCGAATTACGCCGGGGACACCCTCGGCAACCTCGGCAACCCGCCCTCGACCTCGCCCGTTTTGACGCCGGAGCAGGCGCTCTTGAACCAACTGGTTTCGATGACGGGCGGTTCCGCGATCGCGGTGCCCTCCGGCACCAAGGTCAACTGGATCACCCCGCCCGGCGACGGCTCGCAATTTGTCAAGGGCCTGGAATGGGCGGACGATCAGATCGCCAAGGCGATCACCGGGCAAACCTTGGCCACGGAGCAAACCCAGAAGGGCCAACGTGCGGCGGCCGAGGTTCATCAGGACACGATGGGCCTTGCGGCCAAGACCGACAAGCGGGCTTTCGGCTGGTTCGTGCGGAGGGAATTCCTGTACCACGCGGTTGCCTACAACTGGGGGCCGGACGTTGCAAAACGGCTGACGCCCTTCGCCACGTTCTCGCCGATCGAGCAGCAGGATTGGAAGGGCGACGCCGCCGCGGTCGGTCAGCTCTGGTCGAGCGGCTACCTCGACCAATCGCAGCAGGCGGATCTAGACGAACGGCTCGGCCTGCCGGCTCGGGAGCAGAAGCCGGAAGGCGAAGGCGGGGAGCCGGGCTCTCCACGGGGTCAAGCTGGAAAGCCCGGGGCCGAGGGCGGCGACGCCGGCGGCGACGGCGACACGCCGGGGGATGCTGGCCCAGGTGGTGACGGTGGTACGTCAGACGGCGGGGACAACGGCACGGTCGGCATGTCGAAGCGGGCCCGCTGTCGGTGCCATGACACCGACACGGGCGGCCTTGCCGCTTTCGACAAGGGCGGCGACGGGGACTGTCACTGGATCACGATCGGCGCGAAAGAGGGAGAAGAAGGAGGCGAAGAGGGGGAAGAACACGGGGAAGGCGAAGAAGGCGGCAAGGGGAAGAAGTCCGGCAAACGCCACGGCGGTAGTCCGGTTTGCGTGAAGAACGGCCAGATCGTCAAAGGCCACCCGTCCCTCACCGGCAAGAGCATTGACGCTTTGAAGGAAAGTCCCACCAAGGGCCCGCACGCCTTGACCCGGGACGAATGGGACAAGCACCTCCGCCAGACCGGCAAACGGGCCGAGTACGGGGAAGGCTCTTACGGGTTGAAGATCGCCCACAAGGAAGAAGTGCGGCACGCCCTCAAGAGCGGCAAGCCGGTCCCCGCGGCGGTGCTGAAAGACTACCCGGACCTCGCCGCCAAGTACCCCAACCGCAAGGCGGCCCCGAAGGATCTGGAAAACCCGTCCACCCGCAAGGCGAACGCCCAGAGCAAGGAATACGACCGTGCCGTTTGGGCCAAGCGGGCGCGGAAAGACGGCATCGCCCCGGAACACTTGCACCAGCTCGCCGCGGAAATCCTGGCCCACGACAAGGCGTACAAGGAAGATCACACGAAGGTCTTGCAACGGGCCCGGAAGCTGTCCGAATCATTGGGCTACGGTAACCTCGTGAACCTCAAGCAGCGGATCGCCAAAGGGAACCTTGATTCGGACGCCTTGCGGGGTTTTGACGACTTAGGTCAGCGGCTTGCCGAGGAGTTCCCGGAGCACTTCCACGACCGGGAGCGGCCGGAGGACCGGCTTTTCGACATGCTGGCGGCCGGAAATCCCGAGCCGATCTCCGAACAGCAGGCGTACACCCAGGCGTTCGACGCCCTGCACGACCCGCGTTTGGCCGGCAAGCGATCCCCGAAGCCGCCGGCCGGCCCGAAGGGCAAGGCCCGGCGCGGGGACGCCGACGAGGGGCTGGCCCCCTCGGGCCGTCATGGCCGGAAGAAAAAGACCTCGCCCAAGCCCGATCTAGAAGACGTGCCTTTCAGCCGTCAGACGGCCGGCGGCCGAGGATCCGCGCGCTTCGCCGGCCTTTGGGATGAAAACAAACACCCCCGCAACCGCGGCAAGTTCGCGGCCAAGGTGGCGGAACACTCCGCGGCCCTCCAGCAAATCCCTCATGGAGAGCTTGGGACCGTAGGCGGCTTCCACGTCCGCCGCAGGGGCGAGAACGAGTACCGCATCGAGACGGCCACCGGCCACGTAACGGGGGATGCCGGCTCCGTGGCCGAGCACATCGCCCGGCACGGGGAGGCGGCCGAAGGGTCCGCCCACGGCGACCTCGCTGCGAAGGCCCTTCAGCGGGCCGAAGTCTGGAAGGAACCGGACTTCTTTACCGAGCCGGACCGTTCCGAAAAAGAGTCTCGGGCTTTCCAGCAGTTGCCGCACGGTACGCGCGTCGTTTCCCTCCACGACACGACCCGGGGACGGCTGGGCACCGTGGCCCGGGTTACGGAAGAGTCCGGCGGCGTCCACAAGCAGACGAACCGGGTGAAGCTGGACGGCGAAGACGGCTTCGCCTCAAACCACGTCGAGCCGTTGGACCCCCGTTTTTCGTGGCGTAGGGCTTCCCGGAAGCCGAAGGCGGCGGCCGGGCCGTCTGCCGGTTCCGGCGGCCGGCAGCAGGCTTTTTTCGGCGGACCCTTCGATGAATCCGAACACCCCCGGGACAAGGGCAAGTTCGCCCCGAAGGGCGGGGCGGCCGACACCCCCGCGTTCCTGGAAAGCTTCCGCCAGCAACAACAGATCCGCAGCGATCACCTGCGGGCGAAGGCGGTTAACGCCATCCACGACGGGCCCGCCCTGGCCCGCGCCGGACACTTCCGCGTCGAACCCCAACAGGCGGCGATTGCCGACCGGCTAGGGGGCGAAGACGCTCCCGCGAAGGCGGCCAAGGCGGTGCGGAGCGAGAAGGTCCAATGGCACGGCATCGACCCCGCCGAGCGGGAAACCCGTCTGCAAGCTCTCCAGAAGGTCGAGCCGAAGAAGCTCCGGGGGCTTTACTCCAAGACCGAAGGCGATTCTCACGACTGGTGGCAACGGCACGGCGAGCTGATGGACTCGCCGGAGATGGCCGACGAGCTGAAGAAGGCGACCCCGGCCGAGCTGAACGCCCACGTCAAGCGGAAAGCCTGGGTCGATCACTGGCACAACGACATGGAAGCCCGCATGGACGCGATTGACGAGGCCCACCAGAGGGCCACGGGGCGGCCCGTAAGACCGCCGGGGGCGAATTTCGGGCGGTGGGCCAGCCTTGACCGCCTGGAAGGCTCAGACGACGTTTCCGGCGACCCATCGGCCGTCTTCGACTTTGACCCGGGCCAGCCCCGGGACAGCGGAGGGAAGTGGACGGCCGGTGCCGCAGGCGCTGCCGCGGTGGGCCTGGACAAAGCGGTCAAGCTCTCTAGCGGTCAAATCCGGCAGACGGTCCGCACGGCCACGGACGTTTGTCGGGCTTACCGACGGGGCGGTTTCTCGGCCGCGTTCCACGAGTCGGTACGGAAGGCCACGACCGCGGCCAAGGAAAAGTACCTCTGGGCCGAGAAGCGGTACGGCCGCAAGGCGGCCCTGGCGATGGCCGCCGGCGTGCTGGCGGCTTACGTTGCCTACGCCCACAACCCGGCCTTGATGGCAGTCATTCCTAGTCCGACCGCGGCGGTGGTGGCGATCGCGGAGACGGTTCGTGCGGCGGCCAAAGGCGTGTCGTTGGCCGGAAAGGCGGTGTCCCATGGCCGGTGAGGAAGGGCTTTGGCTGGACGACATGGCGGGGGCGATGATGGACTTTGGCGCCCACGTTTCCGAGGCGGCCGGGGAGAAAAACCCGGCGCCGATCAAGCGGGAGCACATGCGGAAAGCCCTGCGGAAGCACATGGGCATCCGCATGGCACCGCCACCTTTCGACGGGGCCAGCTCGGGCAGAACGCCCACGGCTAAGGATGGGTTAAGGGCGGCCGGCAGCCCGGGGACGGCTCTGTTCGATGATGAGGAAGACTCCGATCCCGATGAAGCCGGTGCCCTGGGCCTGCTGACCGCCGACGAATACCGCCGGCTTGGTTTGGTGGCGGACCTCCTCCACCACGTCTACGGCGATGACGCCCACGCGGCGTTGGATCAGGCGGAGTTTTACTCTCCCGATCAACCGCGGGACGATAGAGGCCGGTGGTCTCCGGTCGGTGAGGAAGGGCTGCACAAGGCCCGGGAGATGGTCCGGGAGCACTTGCGGGAAAAGAACCCGGCGCCGGAACGGGTCCGGGCGTTGGCCGATCACCTGTTAACGCTCACGGTCAAGCAGCTGCACACGCTCAAGCGGGAACACGGGTTGAAGGCGTCGGCCCCGAACAAGGCGGCCCTCGTGGAGAAGCTGCGGGCCCGGGTCGAGGCGGCGAAGCACGGGCCTTGGCCGGGGGAGCCGGAGCCGGAAAAGCTGCCGGGAGCTGAGAAGCCGGAACCCGTCGAGAAGCCGCCGGAATCGCCCAAACGCTCCAGGGCGGAGAAGCGACCCAAGGCCAAATAAAGGTTGATCCGGTGCTTCCTCCCACGCCTCCCGTTGATCCCCCGCGGGAAAACCCCCCACACTGAACGCGGTAAGTCACACCGGGCACACCGGGGGTTCCCCACATGGGACGCTGGACGAAGGCCGACCGCGACAAGCTCCACGAAAGCGACTTCGGCGACCCCGAACGCCGGCTGTTCCCCATCATGGACCAGGACGACGTGGACTCGGCCGCCCGGCTGATCGGCAAGGCCCAGAATCCCGAAGCCGTCAAGAAGCGGATCAAGCAGATCGCCAAGCGGAAGAAGCTCAAGGTTCCCGAAGCCTGGGAGAAAGCGACGGCCGACATGAGCGCGGGCCTGGCCACGGCCGAGTTTTCCACGGAGGACAAGGGCACCCCTGGGACCACGGCGGCAAAAACCGTCGTGCGGAAAGCCGGCGTGATCTTCCGCGCCGGGGACTACCCGTTCAAAGACGCCCCCAACTATTCGATGAGCCCCGAGGAGATCATGGGGGCGGTCGCGGACTTCAAGGAACCGGTGCCGCTCGAGATGGAACACGCACCGAGCGTCCTTGACGGCAAGCTCGGCAAGGTTACGAAGCTCACGCCTTCGGCCGACTACAGCGAATTCGGCGGCGAGGTTGAGGTTCCGTCCTGGCTGGACGGCTTGTTCCCCGGCCAACCGATCCCGCTCTCGGCCCGCTGGGACCGCGGCACCAAGCGGCTTGTGAAGGTCGGCATCGTGCGGACGCCCCGGGTCGATGACGCCGCGATGAGTGCCGCCTTCGCCAAGGCGGAAGGCGACAAGGCGGCGGCCGACGCTCAGGATGCTACCGGCGTCGAGTCCAGGACCGGCGGCCGGGAATCCGGCAACGGCAACGGCAAGATGGACACGTCCAAAAAGACGCCCCACGGCCAGAAGCTCCTTCAGTACATCCACGACATGACGGCCGTTCACGGGGCCTGTTGCAGCGAGTCCCACGCGCCGCTCCTGAAGGCTTCCGAGAAGGGCAACGCCTCCCCGCTGCACGCCAATTTCCACGCCGCCCACGAACAGAACACGGTCCAGCAGATCCACGACCTGACCTTGGGCAGCGGGGCGGCCTGTGCGATCTACAAGGACAACCTCGGCAAGAACAAGGTTTGGCGGCCGGGGCAAGAGTACATGACCTCGGTGGAGCAGATGCCGCACTACCGGGAGTACCGGCCGGGCCAGTACGCGGTGATGAACGCGGACGGCACGCCGCACCCGGACGCCTTAGCGGCCTTCCAGGCGGCCGGCGGCACGGCGGCTTTCGGCGGCGGACCCGACCCCCGCGTGGCCGAGCTGGAACGCCAGCTGGCGGCCGAGCGGACACGAAACGAAGCCGGCGAACGGCTGCGGTGGCAGACCGAGGCGGCGTTGTTCGCCTCCCAGGTGATCCAGGACAACCGGGCGTTGCCGGCTAAGCGGCGGTCGATCGAGCTGGAGTACGTGCGGGCCTGCGAGGACGACCGCAAGGCCGGCGGCACCGTGACCTTTGCCGACGAGGGCGGTCGGGAGCGGGTCGGCACCCGGGTTGACGCCCTACGGTCCCACTACGCGGGCCAGCCGCAGCACCAGCTGCGGGAAGAACTCCTTAGCCCGCACAACGCCTACCAGGCGCTGCCGAACCAGGCGACCACGCCGGGGGCCTTCGCCGCCGGACAGGGCGGTGCGGACCCCTACGCCGCGGACCGCAAGGCGGTGGAAGAGTACGTGGAACGGCGGAACGCCCAGATCCGGCGTGAGGACCGCAAGGACCGGGTGCGGCGGAATTGACCAAAGTTTTCCAGGCGGGCAGACCCCGCGGGCACGGGACGGCAGACCACTGACAGGGGATTGACATGGGCAGCAGCTACGGCCGTCAGGTTCTCGACCAGGTAGGCGCCTCCATCCAGGTTTCCGCCGACGCAAACCCTGTCTGCAAGGTCGGCGGGGTTACGGTCGATTGGTCGGTGGTGGTGGCCGTCTCCGCGGACACCTATCTTGAAGACGGCTTCTTTTGCCCCAACGGTGAGAAGTACCTTCGGTACGGCCAGGTGCTCACCCGCGAGAACCCGCTGAACACGCAAACGGTCACGATCACCGGCAGCCCCACGGGCGGCACGTTCACGCTCACGGTCGTCAACCCGCTCACGTCGGTTTCCATGACCACGGCCCCGCTCGCCTGGAACGCCACGGGCACGGACGTTATGAACGCCCTGGCGGCCCTGGGGAACATCGGCCAGGGCAACGTGTTCGGCTCGGGACCGGCGACCGGGCCTTACGGGGTCACTTTCCAGGGGATCTTTGTCGGCAGCACCGTGGCCACCATGACCGCCTCGACGTCGTTCACCGGCGGTAGCTCGCCGGGGATCACGGTCACCGCGGCGGCCCCGACCGCCACGCCGGGCAACTGGGGCCCTTACGACCCCAACGCCACGGACGGCCGGGCCACGCTCTCCCGCGAGGACACCTACATCCTCAACGCGTCCGTCCGGGAGATGGACTTTCACTCGAACCACCCGGCCGTCATCCAGGGCGGCATGATGTGGAAGGACCGCATCCTTGCGAACACGGTGGCGGCTTCGCTGGTTTCCGGCCCGCTCTGGAGTGCCTTGCTGCCGGTGATCCCCGGCGCGTTCCTCGTGAAGAGTTAAGCCCGTCCCGGGCCGTCTGAAAGCGGTCGGTACCAAGGGTCATTTGAAGAGGGTTGACGATGGCGATTCTCGAAGGCTGGCGGTGGCTATCCTCAGCCCGCTTCAAGATGATCATCCAGACGCTTGCCGGGCGTTTGGACACGACGCAGCCCTTGATCTTTCTGAACCGGGTCCCGGTCGTCAACGCCTTCGATGACGAAATCGTCGGTCGGTTCACCGGGCGCATTCTGGCCGCGGATATCATCGCGGACGATCAAGAGGCGGCCGTCTACGAAAGCCAGAAGCTCGAGCTGGTGACGACCCAGATCCCGAATTTGAAGCTCGGCCAGCGGCTCTCGCAGACGATCATCAACCGCCTGAACCGGATGCAGATGGGGGCCTTGCTCCCCAGTGACAACGATTACATGGAGGCGTGGAACAACGCCTTGGCCGAAAACCTCATCATGGGCGTCAGGCAACGGATGAACATGCTCATCTGTGCCATGCAGTGTGACGGCCTTAACTACCAGCGGCTCGGCATTCAGATGATCGGTGCCACGTGGGGTATGCCGTCGAACCTCAAGGTCACGAGTACGAATCAATGGTCGGTTGACGGCATCAACCCGAACGCCAGTGCAACGCCCATTTCGGACATCCTCGTGGTGGCCAACGAGGTCGCGCCGGACAACTACGGCATCCGTTACGACCGCGTGACGATGAGCAGCAAGGCGTTCCGGTTCGCGGTCGCCACCACCGAATTCGCCAACAAGGCGAAGATCGTTTTGGGTTTCGACGCCTCCCAGGGTACGCTTTCCACCCACGACCAGCCGACCATGGCCCGCATGATGGGCCGCTTACTTGACATGGAAGTCGAGCTTTACGACGGGGCTTACTGGGAACGGGCCCCGGACGGCACGAAAACCCGCACCCGGGTCCTGCCCGCGAACAAGGTGCTTTTCTCGCAGACGCAAGACGACAACGACGGCAACGTCATGGATTTTGCCAACGGCATCGTCACCGAGAGCATGGTCGGCGGACTGACCCAGAACGTTCCGGCGGGGCTGGCCCGCGAGGAATACGGGCCGATCGGCTACTACACGAGCCGGAGCGACCTGAACCCGCCGGACGTGACGGCGTGGGCGGTGGCCCGTGGCTTCCCGCGGAAGCACGTGCCCGAGGCGACGGCGGTGTTGACGGTGGGCACGTTCAGCTAACCAAAATTTTTCGCCAGAGCGGCAGGGAAGGGCCACGGACGGCCGAAGGCGGGGTCGATTCTTAGGGAGTGCAGACGATGAGCCAGGTTTCAACGGTAGTCACCCCCTCCGCCTTGACCCCGTGCGTGTACGTTTCACAGCCCGGGGAAATCACCCTCCAGATCGACGTGGTGGGGCCGACCTTCGCGGGCAGCACGAACGTCCTGCAAGGCTCGAACGACGGCACCAACTGGAGCAACGTCCAGGCGACCCCGTTGGGTGGCGGCGCCCCCACGAGCAGCCTCAACCCGTCGAACAACACGACGACCAGCTGGGCCACGCAAAACCTCTTCTGGCAGTACCGGGTCAACCCGACCGCCCTTTCGTCCGGCTCCGTGACCCTACGAATTACCGGCCTGTTCGTGCCGCTCTCCAGCGTCATCGCGACCGCGGCGGCGCAGGTTGGGGCCGGGGGCGAACAGTTTTCCTCGGCCGGCGGCAAGTCAACGGCGGCGGTGGCCGCCGGCGTGGGCACCGCGGCCGTCGTGGTCAAGGCATCGGCCGGCCGGTTGTGCCGTGTGCTGGTGACAACCGTCGGGACGGCCGCCATGAGCTTCTACGACAACGCTTCGGCCGCCTCAGGCACCGTCATCGGGGCCATCCCGGCGAGTGCGGCGGTGGGTACCCTGTATTCCTGGGACATGCCGGCCGCAAACGGCATCGTCGCCGGTCAAGTCAACAACAGCCCGGCGGTTACGGTCAGCTACTACTAACGGTGCGGGGGCCGGCCGCTTAACGATCCCGGCCGCCCCCGCACTAGCCCGACACCCTGGAACGCTTCCCCGTCGAGAGGTTTCCCCAATGGCAGCAACCATGAGCTACGCCGAGATGCAGGCGGTCATCGCCGGCGGCGGTTCGGTCGTTCACAACGGCACCGTCTACGGCTCCCACGAGGGCCTAAAGCCGCTGCCCCCCGAAGACCAGCTCGCCCTGGGTGACGCCCAGCGGGAGGCCGACGTCATCCGGGCGAAAGAGCTGGAAATCGCCCAGTCGATGAAAGACCTCGACCGGATGAAGAAGGAACAGCAGGACCACAAGGAAAAGGCCGACGCCGACGCGGCGAAGAAGGCCGAACAGCAGAAGCAGGCGGAAGCCGCGAAACTGCAGGGCGGCCAGCAGCAGGGGCAAGCCGGTACGGGCATCGCTGAAGGCACCCCGGCCGCGAAGCCGAAGAACGGGGAGGATGACGAGACGGTCAGGCAGGTGCAAATGCCCCAGCAGGGCAAGAAAAAGGGCTGACGCGACCAAACCTTACGAGGGACACCGCTCCTCGGTGCCTGGGGGGGCCGGCGGGGCCGACACCGCCGGCCCCCTTCTTTTCCCCCGGTTCAAACCGGGGCGGGTTGAAACGGTTGCGGGACGGGTGAAGCGGGATGCAGACCCAACAGACGTGGTACACCTGGGTTCTCCAGCAGGTC